CAAGCCTGTGCAGACTGTTCCTTTGCAGAACATGGCTCGCCACACTAATTTTTATGAGAACGTGTGTGATGTTCCCCTCACCGCTACAGTGGTGGGTGGGTTTCAGACGAACTCTGTTGCAGTATCTGCCGCGGTTGGTGGTACTGACCTTGATGAGATGGCTTTTGACACCATTTTGTCTCGGCCGTCCCAGATTTTTCGGGGCACTTTGACTACGTCTAGTGCTCATTCTGAGGTGCGGTATTGCAGCAAAGTTTGTTTGACTCATATGTGGTTTAGGGCAAGCTCTGCAGTGGATGGTGGCAATGTTTCTTTTCCCCGCAGCTCAGCCACACACACAGCTGTTATTCCCTCAACTTTGTTGTATGTAGGCCAGCATTTTAAGTATTGGCACGGTGACCTTATTTATAGGGTTACTTTTGCCAAGACTAAGTTTCATACGGGCCGTGTCATGTTCAGTTTCATTCCTGATTACCAGCAGGTTTCAACTGCCAACACTTATGCTGATGTTGGCTTTTCTGGTGGTCCGGTGCCTGGTACTTTTTCCAGTAATTTGCAGCCATCACAGTACAGTGTTGTGTTTGATTTGAAGGACTCTTCCGAATTTGAGTTTGAGGTGCCGTACATTGCCCCATTGCCACATGTTGGCATTAATGATTCCCTTGGTTTTATTGCCATGCAGGTCATGGACCCGCTGGTTAATAACGGCGAGTCTAGTTCCACCATTGACTTCATTGTCGAGGTGGCAGCCAAGCCTGGTTTTTACTTTGCGGGCATGTGTGTTCCAGGGCAACCTGCCTGGGCTGATGACTCTAATCCTCAGATTGAGTTTCAGTCAGGCACGGGTGTGAAGAGTGTCGACGCTTCCCAACACTCTGTTGGTGAGAAGTTTTCTTCATTTAAACAGCTCATGATGACTATGACACTTCGCAGATACAGTCTTGGCAATGGTGTTACTACCAGTGGTATCATTCCATTTTGGACTTGTGTTCCTGCTTGGGGCACTGGCACTCCGTTTGTAGCCAATGGTTCCCGGGTTTGGGCCATGCCTAGGAGCGGTATGATTGCCCAGTGCTACGCATATGGCATTGGGTCCACCACGATGTTTTGGGCCCCCAACATAAGCGGCAACTCCGCTGCCCGTGTTGTTTTGGGTGACCGCGACAATAACACTCCAAAGGTTGGTAACGTTCCTGGGATTTATGGACAGAGCCTTACGAGCAGTTGTAGGGCTTATGCTTCAGTGTTGTCTCCCCAGCCGACTGGCCTGTTTAAGTTACCCATGCTTTCTGGTTCTCCCAGGTTTCGCATGGGCGACTTTAATTCAGGTGTTGGCGGCTTGAGAGATTGGGACATAAACGTCTCAACTTACACTACCACTTCCAATTCAGTCAAATCCATTTACCATTGGATGCATCGCAATGATAATGGTATTCCTGTTCAGGGAATTTGGGGTGTTTGTGCCGATGACGACGCCCGTTGCGGCGCTTGGATAGGCCCTTGCCCCATGCTGCTCAACAACCCAGACACCACCACTGACACTTGGTGGAATGGTGCGCCCCTTTAGGCGCCGCGTGCTTTTGCACAGGTTCGCACAACCTGCCAGCGATATGGCTTAATAGAGCTTGGCGCTTTAGGCACCGCACGACTCAGAGAAGAGTTCTGAGCACGCGGTGTCTGGGGCGCATGGTAAGAGTAGGCACCTTACGCCTCTAACGGGCCCTTTGGGCCTCCA